CAGGTGAAAACTCTTTCAAGTCGTAAGAATTAGCATAGTAATGCTTGTAGCCATACTCACCTTCTACTACTTTCTTCACATAGTCAGTTACACGACCTTCTACGTTCAAGAAAATATTAGTGAACACATCTTGATACTTGCTGTCTTTGATACCAAACAATACTTTGATACCTCCGTTAAGTTTGTTGAAGTGCTTGAAGAAAGCTTCCAACTCGCTACCATTACCTTTTGCTAATGCATTCCAGTCATCCAATACAAATGGCTTGGTTTTAGGACTAGCGTTAGCATAGGCTTTCATCAAAGAATAAACATTCTCCTCGCCCTCTTTAGCTTCACGGATACTAGATTTGTCAAGACGACGTGACTCGTCCCAGTTTCTCATAGTCTCACTCAAACCTGCAAGGTTCTCAGCCCACGCAGTCTTGGTGAAGTTATCAATGAATTGCTTTTTGTCTGACTTGGAGATACGAGTGTTATTCGATACCCACAAAGAGAATTTACCACGCATCTCTACTTTGCTAGAAGGGTGGTTTACATACCAGAAGTCAAGACGAACATTCTTTTCGCCTTCATATACTGGGGTTTTAACTTCATCTAGACCTAAAATGTCTTTCAGTTTATCCTCATTAGGGTTAACTGCGATGATTTGAATGGGTGCAAAACCGGTATAATACTTACGGTTTGATACTTCTCTGGTTTCTAATTCGTTTAAGTTCATGATTCTTTAATTAAATGGTTTCTGATTTGGTTTCGGGTTCTTCAATTTTAGCTTCTACTTTTCTAGGAGCTGGGTTAACTGGTGCTGCTTCATCTGCATAATATGCATCGACTGCATTGCACACATACTGCAAGTCGTTAGGAATAAGAGTGTCTGCAAACATATCCATAGGACTCTTTGCAGGGTAATTACGGTAGCGATTGGTAACAAAGTTGTAAGTTGCCATACCATTCTTGTCCTCGTCTACGTGAGTGTACAAAGCAATGGTGAACAAGCCTTCTAACACAATTTGGTTATCCAATGCTTTGCCGATGGTTTTGATCTTCTGACCTACTATACGGCCATCATCTTCAATTGTCTCTGAGTGAGTGACATAGAAAATCTTCAGGTTGTTTCTGAGTTTACGGGCTGTGGTAAGCATGTTGGTAACATCTTTAGCCAAGTTTGTAAACTTAGAAAAGCCAACCTCGTTAGCTTTCTTCATCATCAAGAAAGACATTGAGTAGATAGCATCGTCTAGTACAATGTTTTTGATGTGTGGGGCTTTCTCGTTGATTGTTCCGAGTAAAGCAGTAATTTGTGGAATATCATCAACCTCCATGTAGTTTTTGCTTTCAGTGTTGTAGAGTTTCTCTGCACCTCTGAATGGCAATTCTTTACGGGCTACGTTAATGATAAACGTTTCTTTAGGACTTAGGCTGCGGATACTGGTAGATTTACCGGTACCACTAGGGCCTACGATAGCGATTAATTTGCTTGACATGATTTTAATTTTTCGATTGTTCGGTTTCTATTAAATGATCCCATCCAAAATAACTAGCAAACTCGGTGGCCATTTTCTTCTTGTCTACATGACGAATGATGCCTACACTTACAATTGCGTCTATTGCGTTTGGGTTCGTTTCTAGGTAATTAAATAACCAATCTCTGAAACTTACTTCTTCTTTGATTGGCCAACGGTACTTCTGGTACCAGTTCTTCTCTGTAAGATCAACCTCTGAAAGGTCAGTTCCTACTCTCTTGCACATCTCTGTGTAAATTTCTTTCAAATGCTCGGTCATAACTTAATAAAGTGTTCGTAGTAATTCTTTACTGGATTAGACATCTCCTCGGCTCTAGGGAGTTCTTGGAACTCACCATTAGCTCCGTTGAAGTATAATCCCACTGCAGAATTTTCTAAGCCAAAGTGTCGGTCCTTCAAAAATATCAAAGAACGGTACTTAGGGCCTAGCAGTGATACGTCATACCCACTATGCACAGGTATGTTATGTCTAGAAGGATTAAACAAGCCTAACACTATCTCGTAGTCTTGTTGTACACCTTTGTTAAGATGGAGTTCTTCTAGTGATGGTTCCAACATCTCCTCAATCAGTGCGCCTCTGTTAGTGTATTGGGCTTTTTCTGATGACGGAGTCTGTTGATGAACAATAATGTTTGCCATCTTGAATTTCTTGGAAAACAATTCCAGCGTAATGTCTTTGACCATATAGTCAAGTGTCTGATAAGTACTGAGTCGAGTTCTAGTCTCGGACATCATCTCATTAGACAATAGACTGATGTGGTCTAAAATAAAAAATACCCAGGTGTCGTCTGATTTGTAATGATAAGCAACAGGTACTTGTTTTCCATCGTATTCTTTATACTCATAATCACCTATCTCTGGGTTGTCAAAGAAAGCTTTAATGTGCTTTTTGATTCCTGTGGGGTTACGGATGTAATCAATAACCTCTACGTTGTTCTGCAAAGCCTTAATGAACTTCTCTGCTCCCTTAATCTTTTCAAGTAGTTCTTGATTTACTGTGTAAGAACCAATGGACTTCAATTGAGATACGCTTATGGTTATCTTATGCTTCTCGTACAAGTACATAGCAATGAATGATAACCAGAAGTCAGTCTCGGATTCCTCTAGTGCAAAATAGAATACTTTGGGTTTGATGTTGGAGTTGACTGTACGCTTGAAAATATTCATAATAGTGAAGTATTTTACAAACTTGGTCTTACCTACACCAGAGCCAGCAGTTATTGCAGTGATAGAACCCTTGGTAAAGCCACCATACTTCTCACCTAAGCGAGGGAAAGGAGGAAGGATAGAAGTTATACCTCCACCTTCTTTAATGGCCTTATTTCGCTCAATTTGACCTAGTACCCTCTCAAAGTCTTGCATTAGATAATGTTCCTTGAGTTATAGTTTGTTGATTGGTTGCCATTATCCTTGAATTGCTGACACCAGTTAGCTAAATCGCTTTGGTCGATGCCATCAATTCGCTTAGAGATAAAGTAGCCACACTCTCTTACATAATTCAAAGAGCCTTTTCTACGCAAGGTATCTATATAGAGGTCAGTACCACCTAGAATCTCTTCTTTAGTGTACTTGTACTTTTGAATAAACTTGGTCATTTTAGTTTGTACAGTAGCTAAGTCAGTAGTCTTGGCTGTTACACCTAGATTCTTGGCTGAAAACTTAACCATGTACTCTTTAATCCAAGAGATATCAACTTCAGGTTCTTTAGGTTTGGTAACTACTTTTGGAGTTGAATCCGCAATACTCCCTACTACTGATAAATCATCTTTACCTAGAATCTCAGCAACTCTTGGATGCCAAGTCATTCTAGAATCTTTATGTATCAGTAGACCCTCTGACTTCCATTCTTCAATGAAGCCACTCTTCTCACACAGGTCCCAGAGTACTTCGTAAAACGTTTTCTTCATTTTCTTTAACTTGTTGTGTATCAATTAAATTGACCTCGTTTTCAGAAACGGGGGTTACGAATTTACTCAATTCTTCTGTCATTTGCAACTCAGCCATTAACAATTCTTCTTGATAATGACGTTGCATCATTAAGTAGTCTGGGTGCGTACTTAACGACTCTCCGTAGTGTTCAAATTCTGTCATAATAAAATAAAAAGGGGGATTTCTCCCCCGTTAATTAAAAAGTAAATTCATTGCACATACTACTAAGTGCATTTCTGTCATCGTCAGGAAAATTTAGACAATCTTCAGGGCTCATTTCGTACGGAATATAGGTACGGGAATCTCTGCAATAAATAACTCCGTGATCTATGTAGTACTCAACGCCTTTTTGTAATGGTTTTCCTGTAACTGGAGATAAGTTGTTTACTAATCTTGACTCTACTAGTTCTTCTGGATCAGCTTCCTGTATTTCTCCAGTGAGCTCTGTGTATTGTTTTTTAGTCAAGCATACAAATAACTCTGGACTCAATTCACCACAAGCTAAGTCAAGTTCGTAATCTTTTTCTTCTCCATGATAACCCTCGTAATAAGCAAGTAGTTCAGCATCAGGTACAAAGACTTCGTAGTTACCATACATATTCTCAAGAACACGATGTCTAAAATCTCCGTCTGATAAAATTGTATCTCTAGTTACTGTACCTGTGGTTTTTTCATAGATCTCGTCAAATACATCATAGTGTGATGAACGGCCTGAATATATCAAGTCATCTTGTACTTGCATTTTTACAGGAAAAGATAGAGGTATGTTACGCTCTGACAACATTTCCAGCATCTCTTGGGCAAAGCAGAATGCATTTTCCATAGAGTTGATGTGGATTATCTCGTCATCCATGTGCTCGTTCAGATAACCACAGCTCAAATTATGAGACGCTACCTTCAAACCTCTTCTACGCAAAGCACCTACGTCAGTACAACTACCGTCATTAAACGAATAACCATAAACATCCATCAATGAGGTGATTAAGTTGTAGTGTTCTTCTGGAAATACTTCTAGTCCGTTTGTGTACTTGATGAAATCTGTACTGTAAGAACGTCTGTCCAACTGAGTTACGATGATTGAATCGTCAAAGAACTGCATGTTGCATGCATTAGAACCGATACAGCCTCGTTCCTCGCCATAGAAGAAAACTACCTTACAGTGGTCAAGACGCTTAAGCATCTCAATAGCAAAGTAAAGACCTACAGAATCATCTGCACCTATGCCACACTGTTTACCTTTGTAATTGTTGAAGCCATAAATCCAGTCTTTTGTTTGCATGATTTGCAAATCTTCGTGGTAATCTTGGGCTGTGTCATAATGAGCTACGACAGTAGGATAAAACTCTGCCAGTCCTTTAGTAAAGTACAAGTTACCGTCAAGGTTAATGCCCTCAACACCTGTGTAGTCAAAAACTAAATCAAGCAAATAAGCAGCTTTAGCTTTGTTACGTGCTGTATCATAAGTAGGGGACTGGAATAACATAATGTCCTTCAACAACTCATAATTAGTGTTAAAGCTTTTAACTGCGTTTATTTTTAATAATTGCTCCTCATTCCTAAGTACAGTTGGTTTAGAGTACACCAGTGTAGGTTTGTGGGCGGTTTGTTGTTTCGATTTGTTCATTGTCTTGATTTGTTTGGTTTGATTGATTTCGTAAATTTTCTTCAATTTGTTCTAGTAATGCTGCGAAGGCAGGGTCTTCTGGGTGGTAATACAAACCATCATACTCTTTGTACTCAAAGTTATTATCTCCTGTTAGAAAGAATCCATAATTATTTTCGTACGACTGTATTTCATTGTGTGCACCCCAACATCTAGAACCATCTGCTAGAGTGACCATGTCATCCTGAGGGAAATAAGATTCTGAGTATTCACAGTAATAAGAATAATCACTTGCTATGTCAGCATCTAATTCCTCGGAATAAACTCTACAGTTTTCACAAGCGTAATTTCCTCTGTGTCTACCTGCAGTTATTTCTGTTAAAAAATCTGCATTGGAACTAGTACTACCACACTCGTCACACTCAAACTGCTCCTCGTCACGGTCATAGTCTGAGTGAGTACCGTCAGTTTCGTTAAATGTAATGTAATTACTAGTGTTCTCACAGTGATTCTGTAGCTTGTAGTTGTTAAGGTTGTAGTACTTTAAGCTATCTATGTACGGGAAATAACCATAACCCAAGAACTTTTCATAGGGTAATGGAATTTCTAGGTCATACTTTTGTCCTCCGTGGAAAAGTCTAAGTTCACTATAACCTAGTGTACCTATGCTTGCAGTCATAATCGCTTCTGCCTCACTGTTGTAGGTGTAGATACGGTCTATATGCTTCTTACCATCTGGTGAAGTCCATATAATAGCCCTAGCTACTACCATACCATGTTTCTCAAGTACAGCCAAGCTTACTAGGTCAGGATTATCTACATAGATTTCTAGATACTTCTGACATTGTTGGTAACGCATACAAGACTGCCACAAGGTACTTCCGTTTAGAGGTCTAAGGTAGTTGTCTTCTAGGTATGCGTCTTTAATTGCCTCACCTTGAACAACTGAGAATGAATAGCTCTTATCTTTAATTACTACTAATCTATAGTAAGACTCGGCAAACATATTCTTCTCACGTTCTGTGTACTCTGTAGGGAATAGCTTGTTTAAGACTTTGTGAATACTACTATGAAATCTTAAGTTAGGATTCCATACACTAGGTCTAATTACTTCCTTAAGGTTGTCAAGTTTCCAATCAAAGTCAGGATTTTCATATCCATAGCCACTTGGGATTAATTTACCTTGAGCTATCCTAAATCTATACCTAGACCCTAAGTCACTTGTTTTTAGGTAATCAACTGTAAAATCCTCTGGAAGTTCGTAGGAGTATTCACAAATAGCTTCAGGAGTACCATCCTCGTGATGCTTCAAACCAGTAACAGTTTTAATGGTTTTCAGCTTAATAGGCTCCGGTACTAAATTTTTGTTAAAGTAGAAACTAGTACAGATTTCTTTATCTCCTAAACCATGGTATAAGTTACCTTCTGCGTCTCTGTGAGTACCTAATACTCTTCCTCTGTGTGCACAAAGAATTCTGGATCTAGAGGTAAAGTAATAAGTTTTAAAGCTATCGTTCTTAACTTTCTCATACCTCTCTTGATTCATGAATGATATTTTGGTGTAGTCGTCATTAGATAAATCTAAGTAATTGATACTTTCTGGACTTACATACTTAAGATCTAGTAGATTACGTGCAATACGGCACACTACATCGTGGTCAGGGTTGCTGCTAATTAAAATCTGTAGTCTTCTTCTTAGCTCAAGACTTGAATAAAATTTTACTTTTTTCTGCCTAGTTCGATTAGACAGATTTTCAGTTACAAGAGATAACTTTTCCTCTAGGGTTTTATCTCTTACTGGCTGTTGTACCTCATTAATGAAGTCAACACCCAATGGATCGCAAAATAGTTCTGTGTTTGGCATAATAAAAAAGGGGCTTGTTAGGCCCCTCAGTTAATTAGTTTAAGTTAAATTACAAGTTTCTTCTTAAGTCCCACTCGGAGATTTCGCCCATCAAGAAAAGATTAAGCGTCTCTTTAGCTGAAAGTACCTTTGACTGAAGGTCTTTGATGGCTTTGTTCCACTCCGACACATACTTGTCTTGGAGTCTATCTAAAGCCAATGTCTTGAGTTCTTCCATAGGACGCAACTCATCGGCCCAACGAGCAATAAGGTATTGGTTGGTTTGGGTGTTGGTGTCGTTAAACACAAAGCCCATAGTCTCAACATAATCCTTTGCTTGCTCACGAGAAGTAAAGTCATAGGCTGTGCTTTCTCTGTTGTAATAAGAACCCTTGTCTTTGTCTTCTTGGGTCTTATAGTAACTAGCAGAGAATCTAGTGCAGGTACCTACAGCAATAGGGTCTGGAGTCTTATCATCATACCAGATCTTGATGTCATTGAAGTACTTCTCTACTCTGCAGAAGGCTAACTCACGCATAACATCCAAAGGTATGGGAGTCTTGGAGTACTCTTTGAAATCTACTTTAGTTCCACACAAAGTACCAAAGATGTTTTGCATACTTTGGTTCATGTATGGATAAGGGAGGGGAGATTTAGCTTGTTGAACAAACTCCATTTGTTTGTCTAAGCCCATCTCAGCAGCTAACTGCTTCCATTCGTCTTGATCTCCTACTTCTAGGATTACGTTGTCTAGTTCTGCGTTTCGAAATGATTGAATTGTCATAGTTTGTTTGTTGGGTGTTGAGGGTGATTGTGAATAATAGTGAATGTGTGTTTACCTTGAATCTTACCTACTGAATTGTCCAGATAGTAAGTACGTTTTTTAGTAGTCCATCTTTTTCGGTAGGTCTCTACTACTTTAGTACGTGGTGGATTCACTAGGTTTTTAAGCTCTTTGAGTTTTTTAACTACCTGAGCTTCTGTAGTACAGTGAACGACTATGTCTAGCATAGGTCCTTGTGCTTCAATACTGATAGTTACTTTAGGTGTTTTTGCCATAGCCTAAATCTTTTTTTACTTGGCCAGCTTCTTCCTGGCGTTCTTTGTAATTCCTGCCTCTGAGTTCAGGCATTTCTTCTTGAACTTTTTGCCTACTACGTCTAATTGATTCAGCGGAACTAAGTTTACCTTTAGCTAAAGCAGTAAGGAGGTCGACACTTGTATTACAGTTAAGTAATAAAGATTCTTGATACCAGATACGAGCAATTAATTTGTTGTCGTCCTCCCTGTACTTAGCATCAGCTGTTAGTAAACTGATTACTTTGTCTTTGATTAGTCTCATTTGATCTAAGATTAGTTGTTTTTCTTTTGCACGCAAGTAAAGCTGTCGTGCGGCTGCGTAATTCTTACCCGTCCTGATACCAATTTGACCAAAGGTTAACCCTAACTCATCTCGCATAATCAAGAACGCATAGTGTCTTGGTGAGAGTCCGTTAAGGTTAAGCTTCATGGTTTAATCATTCGTAGGGTATGTTCAAAAGGGTTTCCTTCAATATTCTCTACTAACTTGTACATAGTCCATGCAATGTCTCTAATTTCAACCTGAGCGTGTTCTGAAGCTCTAAGTTTAAGAAAATTAGCGAATGAACGCATGTTGAATTGTACGTCAGCAGTAATTTGTGAGTTGTACATTTTAAAGAATCTAGCACTCTCCTTGGCTCTCTTACGGCCTAAGACAGGTGTTAACTCTTCTAGACACTTGTGATAAAGAGCATTCATCTCAACTGTCTTTCCGTACAACATAGCGTCCCAATGTGTACCACTCCAGTCTTCTGGGATAAAATACTTGTCCTCTTTGAGTTCTTTGTACCGGGCCGATTCAGCATTGATAGACGCTATCCTGTGTTTAAGTAAGTGGATGTGTGAAGCTATGTCACACGTAACTAAAAAGTGTACGTTGCCTTTCTCAAAGGGACTTTCATGTCCCTCTGTCCAAAGCATCTCAATTAATTTAGGGATGCGTGCTAATTTATCCTCGCTCAACTCACGTGAGGTAGATGTCCAAGCAGACTGTGCAATTACTTGGTCGCTACCGTAGTAGCCTAGTAGTTCAACTTTATTCTGCATTTTCTAAATTATTCATTTCGTTGTAGTTCTCCATCTCCCACTCCTCCTCCATTCTGTTGTACTCGTCTAGAGCTGCTTCTTGAGCATCAACCGCCGTTTGTTGTTTATTGTTTGTCATCGCTTACCTCCTTGTATTAGAAAATGCATCAATTTTGCACCAAATAAAAATCCCTTGTCCCATTCATCCATTAATCCATGAAGCGGTTTAATTCCATTTTTAACTATTTCATCATCACTTGGTAGTTCGATGGGGGTTAGTGAGTTTACAATATCACATTCTTCTGACTTTATTAGATAATGATATTTGTCTGCCATTTGAATAGCCTTAAATACTTGTTCTTCTGTGTATAGTTTATTGTTGCTCATTGTTATGTAAATTAATCCAGTCGTTAAAAGTTATAGTTGGTAAATTATTTATTACACAATTTGTTATGAAAGTTGCGTAATGTTCTGCTTGTTGTTTTTGCATTGCTTTGGCTTGTTCTAACCAGTTAATTTGTTCTCCTGCGGGATAAGTAGGGTCAAACATTTTATTGAATAACCACTCCACTGCCGTCTGTTGTTTATTGTTTGTCATTGCTCACCTCCTCCGTAGGTTTCGTTAATTAATGGGACACCTTCAAGAATAGGTGCATCTGTTAATGGTCTGTGTGCAATGATTAATTTGCAATAAGTCAAATCTGACCAATAAGTTGGAAATTGAAAAATCATTTGACCTTTTTCAAGGTGGTATCTACCTACAAATGGTCTAACATCTTCAATTTGTTCATCACTTACAATAAGTGCATAATCGTCTGTGTAAACTCTTTCGTGTTTCATTGCTCATCTCCTTTAATTTTATCACGCATCCATTTTGCACCTTTGATAAATTGTAAATCATAAAAATCTTTCGTGTTATCATATGGTACTTGAAATGCTTTTTCATCAATCTCCTCATCGCTTGGTAGTTCAATGGGGATTAATGCTGTTAGATGTTTATCAATCATTGATTCGTGGAATTTTTCTGGGTAATTTTTAAGGTAATCTCTAATTGCATCAGCAGTGTTTAGCAATTGTTCTTCTGTGTATAGTTTCATTGCCGTTTGTTGTTTATTGCTCATAGTCTGTACTCCTTACCAATTAACTCTGCTACATTCCAAATAAACAATGTTAGGCCACACAGTGTCCACATCCAATGTCTGAAGCCCCAATGTGTAGTAGGCATGTGTTCTAGGTCACTTCCGTAGGAACATCCTTGTATTTCATAGTATCCTCTTTTGACCCCAATAATTTTACCTCCTTGACAAGTCCAGTCTCCAAAGAAGTCTGGGAATGTTTCAGGTATAAATGAGAATAGAATTACGATTGCAAAAATTGCTACTAGTTTTAGTTTAACTTTCATTGTTTTGAGTTGATTTTAGAAAATTCTCTTTGACTTGCTTAGAGATAGGAATAGGCTCTCCTTCTCCGTCTACTCGTACAAAGGTCATACAGGTCTGCAGTAGGACTACTTCGTCCTCTCTGAATACACTGTAAGCCCTTGCTTCTACTCTGAACTGAGCTGAGGTATTGCCTACGTGAATCATCTGAGCATAAATCTTGACCAAATGCTTTTCTTTGGCCGGTTTCTTAAATACGCACTGATCTAAGGCAATGGTAATCATATTTTGACTGTGGCACTTTTCCATTGCGTAGGCGGCTAATGCTGCGTCTACCCATGCAAGGAGTGTGCCTCCAAATAAATTACCGTGAAAGCCTATGTCAGACTTTTTTACTGGGTGTGTTACTAATAGTTCCATGTCTTTAAATTAAAAAGGCACCGTTTCCAGTGCCTTTTGATTAGATGATGTATTCAGGATCCTCTGAGTCGACATCTAGCTCATCATTTTGATTAGCTTCTTTATCTAGTAAGTATCTTTCTATACAAGCGTATAGAGGTTCTTCTTTTTCGTTAAAGGGTGATTTGTCAAACTCTTTGAAGAGCCTTGGTAAGTGATCAAACTGCTCGTCATAAGGCATAGCAGCAAAGTCTTCGTCATATTCCTTAAGAAGACAGCTAAATAAATATTCGTCGTAACCCATAATAAATTAAAATTTCTGAAACACAGAGTTCTTCTGCGTCCAAGTAAGTGATTTGTTTGCTTCCCGGAGGATTCTCCTAGCCTTAATCCACAACTTCAAAACTACCCGTGATATACCGTAGGTTCTCATTGTATACTGCCTCCCCATAGCCCATTTTATTAGATGATTTCTGAGGAAGTGGATTTTTAAGAATCTTATCCTCTAACTGTTGTACCAATTCGGGATCTCTCAATAGTTCCCAACTATCATTAACCTTTTTACTTACTTGGATTATTTCAACCAATCCTTTGCCAGCTTGATAAGTTACCTTGTACATTCCTAGTGCGTTCATGAATCTCTTTACTTAACTTTCTGTGTTGCCAAATTAAATGTAATTGCCACTTGTACCACTCAATAGGATTAATACCACGATCTGTGCAGTACTCTATAAACTCAGGAGTTATCTTACTCTTGAGTTTCTTTAACCTTCTCTGCGTAATCGGATCCTGTACTGACATGTTGATCTATTGGTTGGTACAATAATTCATCTGCTAAGTTAATATTATTTTCAGGATTTTCAAAAACATCATCCATTTTTTCTTGAATTGATAGCTTTTTTAAATCTTCACGGAACTTAACAAAATCAGCTTTAATTTGTTCATCCAACTCATGCAAAACTTGCTCAAAAGTTTTATCCTTGGTCTTCATCTTGGGTAGGTTCGTTAAATTGATTATCTAGGTGAAAGCCCTCTACCACACAGTTTGACTGTAAGATATTCATAAATAGTATGATAGGTTCTGCATAAAGAAACTCGTACTCGTTAGCTCCAAATAACTGAACTACCGGAAAATCATCCTCATCGCTTGCATTGGTGATAAGTAATAAATCAGAGTAATCATTAGCTTGAGTTAATGGTAACTCGTAATGATAAAATTCTTTGCCAGTTTCTTCCTGAGTGTAGCTAATTTTTCTAAAGCCAAACCCCTGAAGCATCTCTTCAGTTATTCTTACTTCGCCTCTAACATTCATCTTGGTCATAGTTTTACGTATTTAATTTTTTCTGAGTTAAATCCTTCTAGTGCTCTTTTAACCCACGTCTCGTCAATGCTGTTTGCATACTGAAGTATGTGAACGTTTGCAACTTGATCTGGGTTTAGGCGTAACACACGGCCTATTTTCTGACTGGTTTTCTTCTCGTTACCGTAGGCGTGAAGAATAATAATGTGTTTAAGATTAGGGATAGTCACACCCTCACTTAATTGCTCAACTGCTGCTAGTCTAGTAATGTCTCCTCGCTTGAAAGCCTCTAGGTCTTCCTTGTCCTTACGTTTAGAGTGGTGTGTATGTTTACACAATTCTTCTGCTTGGGAGATTGTATTAGCAAAAATTAAGCATTTGTCTCCTATAGGAATCTTTTCGAGGCACTTACGAGTGTATTCTAGCTTGGTTTCGTAGCCTTTTAAGGCCGTCAGACACATGATCTGCTTCATGAACCTAAACTTGTCGTTACTAGCCTCCTCGATTTGCCTACGAAGCCATTCATAGTTCTTACGCTCACTAGTAAACCAGCCTTGTTTGGTCTTAACTGTGTTAGCTGTAGATAGTTCTAGACTATGAATGAAGATTCTATAGTCATTAAGAATACCACTGTCTACTGCTTGGTCTACCTTGTAAGAGAATACTATTGGATAGAACTCTTCCATGATTTGACCTTTTTCAGATTGAAGCCATTTAGGTGGTGTACCTGTCAAGCCTAAAATTCTACCATGGAATACTTCTAAGAACATTCTATGGCTTTCTTTAGCTGTGTGAGCCTCGTCTAGGATAAGCACGTCATAATCTAAAGGATTGTGCTTATTTAGTGAGATGTAAGTACTGAAAGTAATTCGGTCAATTAAATGTTTAAGATGGAACTTATCTGCGTCCTCTGTCCAGGACTTAAAAATGTCTACCTTGGGTGCTACTACCAAAAACCTCAAAGGTTTGCTTACAAGCGTGCTTAAGGACTCCATATACTGAAGACCTATGTAAGTTTTACCTACGCCCATTGATACTGAAATACCGCACCTTCTGTGACGTAGGATAGTTTCAAGGGCTTCTGCTTGTATTTCGGAACGTTTATTCTGTGAATCCATAAGTTAAAAAAGGGAAAGGTCGTATCTTTCCCCTTGGTTTATCTGGCTACTGTCCAATACGACTAGACAATTCATTTTTTCAAACTCTTAAGGGTGCTGATGTATACAGGTGATTCTGCATACACACCATCAATGTTTGTTAAGTAACGGTTTTGTACGTGAATATAACATTTAATATTATCACGAAAAGAATTATAAGTTGCATGATTAAGATTCTGGCCTGATACAAACTGGCACTTGTGATACTTAATACCGAACATATTCTTATTCTTTACACATACTTCTGATTTGTAGTTACCTGACTCAATTTTTGCTTGAGCTACTGCCACAGTAGGCAGAACACAGCCTTCCTTCATCAATTCTGCTAATACAGTTGAATCACTAGGCTGAATGTCATGCTCATTAATTGAGTGGAAAGGTACATACTTGACAACTTCTCTGATTGTAGGCCCTAATACGCTTGCGTAGATCAATGACCCAAGTAAAATCAAATTAACTACAGTAGATAACTGGAACCATTGTCTGTAGGTTCTAATCTTAACTAACTCTAGATGTTCGTTTAATTTAAATGCGTTCATAATAAATTACTTGACGTTTTCTAATGTAACCCTCACATATAAAGTAAGTGATGGTCTTTGACTTAAAATAATACTCAATGTAGAAGGTGTAGTCTGCGTTCTTATAAACGTAAGCAGAGTCTATTACTGGTTCTTCACAGAATAGTGAGTCGAATACTATCAACTCGTCAACAAACATAGTATCGTCGATATCAAGTGTGTCAGACATTGTATCCATTACAATCTTGTAAGGATTAACATAAGATACTAACTCACAGGTATCGATTGGACTGTGTTTTACTGACTGATAACTACCACAGCCAACGGCCATGGTAGTCATAATCAGCATAATGTTAACGGTCAATAAAAACTGCCTCATCTTTAAAGCGTAGTTGTAGTCCTTCTGCTACCTTAAGAGTCACACCTTGTACTACAATAGTAAAGTAATTAGGGACTCTGTCAGTTTCAGTCTCACTTACAACTACCTTCGTTACTTCAGGTTTAGCAACTTCTACTTCTTCTACTTCCTCTACTTCTTCTACTTCTTCTAGTTCTTCTACTTCTTCTAGTTCCTGTACTGGTGCTTCTGCATCGTTAGCTAGCAAAGAACGCAGTTCCTGCTTCTTTAATTCCAAGGGAGATTTAGTTTCGATGTCAGGACTAATCTCATTATTGATAACCTTTCTTACGAACTTAACGCTCTCAAATGGAATACCTGTAATAAGATGAACATCCTTCATGGTGTAGCCTTCTTTTAAATACTTGGCTACTACATTAAATAAATCCATAGGAAGTACAACGTACCTACTAACACGGTAACGTTGTTTAGGGGCTGAATCTACTGGAAGTCGGTAGATGCTAGCACCTAGTTTGTCAATAATGCCTTTGTCTGTAAGACGCATTAATTGAGATGTAAGTGCAGCTAACTGCATGTCTGGGAAACTCTTCAGCAATTCACTGGTTTGAATTAACTGATTCTTTGGCATTTTAGCCAAAATCTGGGTTGATGTTACTGATTTTCTGTGAGTCATATAATTAGGATTATTTGGTTCTAGATAAAGGGTCCCTATAAAACCCTTTGATTGCTATGAAAACCGACTGTTATAGGCAGCCTTTGTCTTTATCTAAATAAAAAAGGAGCAAACCAACATTTGCTCCTTCTTTGGTGATCCCTTTAATTAATATGAACAGATATGTTTGGTTCCTTGCGAACCGGGACTGTGTTGGCAGCCCTTTGTAGTCAGGACAGGATTCGAACCTGTTATGTTAATACCAAAGCTCCACGATATTAACCATTGGTTTATAGGAACTTTCTAATGTGCGTCTACCAATTCCGCCACCTGACTATTTTGTGGAGAAGGGGGGCCTCGAACCCCCGTCCAGATAAAGTCGCAATTCAATGTCTTTATTTACACGCTTAGTACTGAGTAAACTCTGCACCGTAAAGAGTTGACCGAAGTCAAATTCCACCACTTGGTTTAGGTCCAAGAACCTTAAATTGCCATTTTCTGTTCCAAGGGATGACTCCCCGAGACTTAGGCAGCCATTTGATATTCGCTAACGAATTCAATAGCACTCTCAAAAGTCATGTTTGATTTCTCAACGTTGCCGTTTAAATTTTTTGATACGTGATTAAAGAGAACAGTACCATCTCTCTGCGTGAACATTAAACCCAATCAATCCTGTCGATTCCAATTCTTCCCCATAAATTTAAGAACTTAAGAAAAAGTCCCACAAGCAGATCCTACGGTATGCAGGTGGGAACTTTCGGTTAAGGGATACTATCCCAAAAGAGGTTCAGTACAAAAGTAATAAATTTTAAGTTTGGCTTAGTTTAAATTTAAATACTACTAGGAATGGAGTGCAGTCGTAAGTATGAACTATAGCATCTGGTATTGTAATAGTAAATAAAAACAGATTTAGTTTAGTTTTAACTTTACGAGTCTTATCGAATTCTATCCACTGACTAACAATGTACTCTTTACGAGTTCTTTTGATAGTAAATGGGTTTAATGCGTAAGACAATCTCCAATCTTCGTGTTGTTTGAAGCCAAAGTTTTTAACTGATTGGCTAACTTTTAATTTTTTTGCTTGTCGTAGTATTACCGGTGATTTACTTAAATAAGATCCGTCTAGATAGAGAGTGTCTCCATTTCCAAAACAGTAGTGATAAAGTATTTTAGATCCTTCAGGTGATACAAAGAACCCGCCTACCATAAGCACTAATACTATTATCTTTTGATAGAAGCTACACAGTAGCATTGCAAGTACAATTAAACAGCAGTTGTTCTTTAGTTTTTGAATCATTGTAATTAGTTTAGTAGCCCGTAGAGGAATCGAACCTCTGTCTTCAGGATGAAATCCTGCTGTCCTAACCGTTAGACGAACGGGCCAAGTAAAACCATAGCTTTTACACTATGGTTTCAATAAAATTAAAAGGGTGCTTCTACTTCAGCAACCTCGGATACTACAGCAGGTGTTTCAACTGCTTCAGCTACCTCTACATTAGTAAGGTTCTCTGATAAGCTGGTAACAGCCTGCTTACGCTTTTCTACAGCAGCACGAATCTCTTCAGTGTTGGTGTGTTGGATAAGCGTATCCATTTCGTTTACATTCTCAGTGTAACGAGTTCTGCGATAGATAGGCATGTCCTCGAATACACACAATGGACCGCCTTCGAAAGCATACTTCAAGTCTCTGTCTTGGTAAGGACCAGGATTAAATGCTTCTAATGCTTCGTCGATAACAAGTTTACCTGGAAATACAGAACCTGCACGCAATCCCATAGACTGAAGGTCTTTGAAATTACCATTGAACAATGCACTACGAGAATTCTTGCGAATCCAACCATTAACAATAGATACAGTTTCCTGTGATACACGGATAAATCCGAATTCAGGGTTACTTGATTGTTTAACAATCGATCCGTCTTGCATTGCAACTACTTTTACTTGTGACATAATTTTTTAATTTAAGTTAGTTTGGTTTTTGAATTGGTTTTTTGATTTAATGAAGGGGATATCTCTATCCCCTGTTGGTTACTTTGCGAATGAATCCCAGTCAATGACTGGAACTACTTCCATCGCATCAATTTTACGCTTAACGTAGTTCTTACCTCTACGATAGGTTCCAAGAATAGTATCTTGTAGTACATCATAAGATGTAGCATAAACTATTCTTTTCTTAAAAGAGACAATCTGCTCTTTGACTGGAGGCTTACTTAAATGACGTAAGTCTCGCTTCTCGTTCAGCATAGTTTCATACGAGAGATTCTTGAACATGTCTCGAATCTCATAAGTAAGAAGTCTTTCCTGACGAGGTAAAGCATCTTGTTTGTGTCTGGCTTCAATTCTGAAGGCTCGTAAGTGTGAAAGGCTAACCTTTTCGACCACTTGTGTCTGTCTGGTAAATCTGGTTCTCATAGTTCATTAATTAAGTTTATCTTTAGTTTAATTTTAGTTTAGTAAGAAGAAGGGTGATTACTCACCCCTCATAAGTTTGATTCTCAAATGCATTAAGATCTGATTCATCTTCCATGCACTGTTGACAAAGAACTTGTAGTTCTTCATCACACTGACAGGTTAAATCTGGACTGATGCTATGCATAGCAAACATATCCGAGGCTTCTTCGAACGTCATAGCTTAATCTGTTACTTGGTTTATCAACCACAAAAGCAAAGTAATGATGGTCATTACAAAGGCTACATTACCTAAAAGATTCTGGAAGCAATTAGCAAAAGTATTCTGCCCCATAAGAGTGCCTAATAGAGCGAACAAACCGGCTATGATAATAGAGCTTATCACAATAAAGACGATTGGGAGCACTATCATCAACAATGCTTTCCCGAAATATATAATTGGTTTCATAGTTTAATAATTAAAAAAGATGAGGGATTAGATCATTTGTTCACTAACCCCCTTTAGAAACCTCTCTTGGATTTCAAAGACATCTTCATTTGCCTTGACGTGTGGCCAATCACGAATTTTCTACACTCTATGGCCAGTAGAATGCTTATCTTTTGTATCTGCCAATGACAGTTACTTCAGTAGTGGGACTACCTGCAGAAGAATAATGCTGCACGTAAAGAATTCGCTTACCCTGTATTGAAGGATAAGAGTAACTATAACAACAGCCACAACCTTCACTCCAAGAATACCTGGGAAGTTTGCGCTTAATATAGTTTTTAGCTTGACTTAAGGTAGAGAATACTATAAACTTACCCATAGTTTACTCAATTACATAGCACCCAAGATCAGCAAGAACTTTTGCGTTATCTTCAGTCATTTTAAATTCAGCCACAAAGAACTGAATAGCTACATAGTAACCAAGGGTGTCAACAACTTGCTTAGCAGCAGCTTTAAGTTCATCATCCATACCATCTAGCATGATAGTATGTGCTTCAGTGAGTTCGAAAGAGTTTTCCATTTTATATCTGTTTAGTTTAGTTCAATTAAAAAACTACAAGGTCCTCTAGTTGTGTTAGTAGGATAACCATACCTTGTAGTTTACTCCACTCTGCATTCAGTAGTAATGACAGACCTAATCACTTAAGGTTTCTTGGACTCACTTATTTCAGAGAGTATCCTACTGTCTACATCAGATATTACTCTGATATTACTAAGGATTTCCCTTAGCTCAATTACTACTGCTATCCCTTGTGAAGATAGAATGATGCATTAAAGTAAAGGGAGCTTAAGCCCCCTTAAATTAAGCAAGTCTTTCACCTGCAATACGTACAAACTCTTCTCTTGTCATTGTAGGAACTCTACTATGCATATCCCTAGTACCAAATGAATTTCTACAAGACATTTCATAATACCAATTAGTTTCAGTGTTATGAAAGAAGAAAGTGAATATTCCTGTTTGTTCGTCGTAATTAGATGCGATTAATGTGATTTTGTCCATACCCACTCATAGAGCGACGCACTATGCCTAAAGGCTATTTAAGGTCGCATAGTCGACCAAGCAAAAGTTTTGCTTAGCAATAGAAAGGACATCTTCTGAATAAAGAAGATGTATACCTCTATACTCTCTATAGTAACGGTAATAACCCTTAATACTAATGAGTAAAGGTTAAGGTTTTACTATTTCTATATAGTTAGTTCCCTGTTTTTGGGGTTTTTTTGACCAGAGAAAGGGAGCTGAGGGGTGTTGACCCCCATTTTCACCCTCTTTTTCACCCAAATTATTATGAAAAACTATAGTTTTGTTTAACTTTTTACAAGGAAGGTCTCCCAAATCACCGTGCTGAGACCCCAAAAGTTAAACAAAACTAAAAAAACCTTTAGTTTTTGTATTATTTCATAAGATTTTAAGGGTTTGAGAACCCACAAAGTCTGGCGACAGCAACTCGTGCGTAAGCAAGTGCGTAAGCACAAAACAAACCTGCCGACAGGCAGACCAACTGCCGAGAAGAACGCACGTAGACCACGCACAGCGACATTGTCGGAAGGCAAAAAGGGGGACAAAGTCCCCCCGTGACGGAGTTATTTCAGCAACAGCGCCAGAGCCTGCGAATAAGAGGCATCGTGAGCCACGACCTTCGCAATCTTCTGGTCGATGGTCAACGAGAAAGCGTCCACGTTCGTGCCCTGTACGTTCCAGCCGAAGGCGGTAGAGCCGTCCTTGGCTTTCCACGAAGTGTACTGAAGCACCAGCGTATTGTGCGTAGGCTGAGGCTCCTGACGAGTCCAGTGGGTGCCGTTGATGACGTACATCTGACGCCCAGCATTGGAGCCAGACGTAGGGATGATAGCAACGCAGGTGCGAATAGGCTCCGTGCGTATATCACCGACAGCATAGCGACTCTCGGCTCTCGGCTCCAGCGGAGCACTTGCATTCGAAGAATCAGCACTTTGTTGAACAGGCGTGTGTGCGTCAGCCTGTGAGTTGATTTGGTTCTCGACCACGTCAACATCATTCTGTGTAACTTTTGACATATCTGTATATGTAAAGGGAGCATCGCTTCTCTCCGACGGGGGATAGCGTCGATGCCGAAAGGCTACGGGGTATATGAATTTGGACACCCCCAAGCCAATATATATCTGATTAAGTTCCGGGGGTAGGAAAATTTTGGCCCCTCCCCTCACGTACACCTGATGACCGGGGGGCTCAGAAAAAAAAATCTCTCAAATACGGGGGTATTAAATTAACTTTATCTAATGCTAACTTCACCCGTAGGTAAGTTATTTGGTTATTCTCCCTCAAGGGTTATATTTGTATAATGATCAGCCAAGAGTTAGAAAATAAATTACTATTAGAGGTAGTAGGTAAGGTAAAGGAAGAAACGTCTGAGTGGAAAGATGCTTTGAAGATAGGAGTAATCTGTGTTAGTCCTGACTATTCCAGTATTGTAGGGTTAAGAGTCCTTCACAGTCTTTCTAGGGATGGAGAACTTCCTCACTATATGTTCTTAGATGTTGCGTACCCTGATGACTCTCAAGAAAAGAAGGATGCGTTTAGGCGGATTCTAGAGGTTACAGCACCTCATATGAAGAAAGTCATAGATAAGGTTGTTTTGGTCGAAGCAGCGGTCCTTACAGGAGGTAATTATACGTGGATTATAGAGGAGCTTACAAAGGTTGGCTTCGCACACGAAGATATCCTCACCCTTGCCCTAGTAGAACATAAAGACTCTGTCTTCAAATCTAAGATAGTAGGAGATTACGTTAATGAAGTCCCTACGTTCTACTGGGAAGAGTACAATAAGCACTGGGACTGAGCTTAGCCTATTATAATCTAAAAGGTTAATTCTTTACTTTTTTTTGTAAAGGAGTATATTTGTATTATAAGTATGCCGAGTAATCCAATAACTCCAGAAGAACAGTACGATATATTAATTAATCGTAGCCTTACTCCTAGGGATGGAGTTACGACTGAAACTTATATGGCAGCCGGGTATATCACTATGCCTCCTGCTACCGTAGATGGCCCTGTTAAGTGGAGGTTGTTTGACGCTGCTTACATTAAAACCGGTATCATCGACCCCAATAGATTAGGAACAGGAGCTACAGGAGCAGGTAATCTTTACTTAGCTGACGATGGTACTTGGAAAGCTGTTTCAGGAGGAGGAGGAGGAGGCGGTACAGTAACGTCAGTAGGCGTAACGGTTCCTACAGGACTAAGTGTATCTCCTGCAACAATTACTAGTTCAGGTACTTTTGCAATAACTTATGCAGCAGGATACGCTATTCCTACTACGGCTTCTCAGACAAACTGGGATACAGCTTATACAAACCGTATAACCTCACTTACAACCACAGGCTCTAGTGGGGCAGCTACATTAGCAGGCAATGTTCTTAACATTCCTAACTACGGAAGTGCGTTGACGGGGTATGTTCCTTACACAGGAGCTACAGGTGATGTAAATCTAGGGACTCATCAATTATTAGCTGCCCGTGGAACATTTTCAAATAACGGAAGCAGTGACACGCTTACTGTCAACCATACTAGTGGTAGTGGATATGGAATAATAGTAACTAAAGGCGGTGCCAATGAGGCCCTTTATGTAAATAAGACAAGCGGTAGCGGAAACGCAATGACCGTAGTCGGTGGAAGAACATCGCTAGTTGATTTGGCGTTGTCTTCTGTTAGTAATGCAGCAGGTGATTTCTTGACCTTGAGTGGCGGTGTAGTCCATCGCAGGACGGCTGCTCAAGTGCTTTCGGATATTTCCGTTCCCACTCCTACCCTAGCACAAGTAACCACAGCAGGCAATACTACCACCAATGCGATTACTGTAGGTGGGTTGACTGTTGCTACGAATCTCATCTACACAGATACGGTTAACGGTAGAGTCGGTATTGGTACGTTAACGCCATTTGGAAAGGTAGATGTAAGAGACGGTGAAATATTTGTAACAACAAGTACCAATGCCAACTTAAGAAGCAGATTAACATATCAAGGACTTTATGTAAGTCGTGCTTCAGATGGAACTTATCAAGAACAAATTATAAGTACTAATAGTGCTTGGCAATACCACAGTAGAAATAGCCATGTTTTTTACAGAGATACTCTTCCGTATTTTTCAATGGGAAGTTTGGTAGTTGGATCATTTATAAATGTAAATACAACAGGCAACGTCCTCATTAACACTAGTACCGATGCAGGATATAAGTTAGATGTTAATGGAACAGTAAGAGTGCAATCTAATTTGACAATGGGTCTTACTATGGGAATATATTGGGGAACTCAATTAATTCTAACAAGACCAGGTTCAAATGGAAGTACTATTTTAACAGGAGGTACTTATTTTAGAATTTTAGATTCTACAAATACCACAACTTTATTTCAAATTACAAATGCTGATGGAACAGTAGGAATTGGTACTGGAACAACTGTAACAACAGCAAAACTTACAGTAGGAGGCTCAATCACAGCATCATCAGCACTTGCACAAGGAGTATACTTCAACAACACTTTAGTAGCAGCAGCAAACAATGACGTATTAGTAGGACTAGACATCAATCCTACCTTTACTAATGGTGCGTTTACGGGGGTGCAGAACTATGCGTTGAGGTTAAATGGCTACCAATTATTTTCTTCAGGTGGAGTTTATGCTACAAGTGCTCGAACTACTGCATTGGTTAGTGAGTTAAACCATTTTGTACACAGTAGACTATCATCTTCTGGTATTATGGGTTTTAAAATAAACCACGGAGCTGATAGTTCATTTTGGAGATATAATGCTGGTTCAGGCGATACAGAATTTGGAACTACAAATGCAGTAACTCCATCAGGGTTACAACTTTATACAGCAAATTCAATTGTAGCAAAGTTCTTTTCAACAGGTAATTTATTTATAGGAACAAGCCCCATAGACGCAGGTTACAAACTAGATGTAGTAGGTAAAACAAGGGCATTAGCATCTGTTGAGAGTATATTTAGAGTAGAACATACAAATGGAAACTATGCCACAATAGAGATTGGTGCAGGAGGAAACTACGCAGCAGGGGATGTTGTAATGACAAGGAACAACACTGTTATATTCACAACAAATGGTGGTTACTTCCAATTGGGGGCAGGTAATGTAGCTGTTAGATTACCAAACACAACATTCCAAGTTTTAGGTGGATTTGGAGCAGGAACAATAGGTACATCTGTTAGATTGGCATCCTATACAATTAACCAAGGTGCATTTACTGCTACTTCTGGAATTCAAAATACGGTTGTTGTTGGTGATGGCACCAATGAAACATGGCAACCAGCTTCAGGAAATGCCACTTATAATTTATTTAGTGTAGTACCTGTAATAAATACCACAGGTACATATGCTGGGATTGTAAGGGGTATCTACTATAATCCAACATTAACATCAACCACAGGCGTTACTCACAGAGCAATAGAGACAACTAGTGGTAATGTAATATTCGGAGCAAGTGGGCCTAAACTTATTTTACAAGAGAATGTAGCAACTATAAACAATCCGTCTGCTTTAAGTATTCTTTTTGGACAGTCGACTACCGCAGGGTATGCTACTGGAATTTTTAGCACCTACTCAGGGGCGTGGAATAGAGGAATTTTGACTTTAGCAGCTTCTCCTACTGGTAATAATAACTACAACGTCCAAGAATCTGACCGTAATATTGTTTTAACTGGAACAACTACAGATTTGTACAAAGCTACAAGTGTCAATAATAAAAATTTATCTTTTATTAATGATACTGGTAATAGTGGAACTCTTTCTATGTATTGGAATCACGGACAAGCTAAAGTAGGTTTGTTTAGTAGTGCGGTAGGTTCTTGGGGTAGAGGGGATTTTAGAATTGCTGTGTTAAATACAACAGATACTACTGTAGTATCTACAGCACATACTCGTTTTATGGTTACAGCAGACACTTACAATGTGTTGATCGGAACCACTACTGATGCTGGGTATAAATTAGATGTAAATGGTAGTGTCAATATCGGTAGTTCATCATTTCCATTTGCAAGCAATTTAGTTACACTTACATCAAACGCAGGAACGTCTAGTTTACGTATTGGAGGTGGCAACACACTATATGTATCAGGAGCACTTACCGCATCTAATTTGGCAGCAACTGATTATGTATGGGTTGTACGTGTATTGGTAGGTAATGGTCTTGCAAGATTAACGGCTACAACAACTGATTGGCTTAGTATTACCGATTCTGGTCAAACTGCTAACGGTAGTGGTAATTTATCTGCAAAATTTGCGACATTTGGAACTACATATGCCACTATTAATGCTTCTGCGCAAGTAGAAATAGCATCTACAACAAAAGGATTCCTACAACCGAGAATGACCAATGCTCAAGCGTTAGCAATCACTACGCCTGCAACTGGTCTTCAAGCATACGACACCACAAACAATAAAAACTTAGTCTACAACGGAACTGCTTGGCAGAACATAGCAACTGAAAGTTGGGTAACAGCACAAGGCTATACTAGTAATGTAGGAACAGTAACTTCAGTAGCAACAGGTACAGGACTGACTGGAGGAACAATTACGGGTAGTGGAACTATATCTCTAGCTAACACCGCAGTTACGGCAGGTGCTTATACAAACGCTAATATAACAGTAGACGCACAGGGAAGAATCACAGCTGCTTCTAATGGAAGTGGAGGTGGAGGTTCTACAAGTACGATAAGTATAGGTGCTACTTCTAGTAGTAATGTGTACAGTTCTGCTTCAGTTGTTGGACATATGAAGTTTGAGTATTGGTCAACTGATAACCCAGCCTCAGGTAAACAAGAGACAGGTGTTTTGTACGTTACTTACTACCCAGGTCCTATAGGCGGATTTAACTATTGGCTAGATGTTCAAACAACAACCCCCGACAGTACTGCTCCTTTGAGTTTTACTATTACAGGAGGTCCCACTTTGGATATTAACATAACCAACCCGAATCCATACGGTGTGGACATTACTTATAAAATTACTACTTTTTAATTTTAAGCATTATATTTGAAGTATGATAAAGATTCAAGATGTCGTTGTACCAACCAAAGGAACTGCAAAGTACTTCAATATTACTGCTTTGAACTTTCCTATGAACCCTAGTTCTGTAACCTTCTATTGGCAGGTTTTATCAGAGGTAGAGGAGATTGAAAATGAATTAGTTACAAGCAAGCCAGGTTCTAGCTTAATAGATGGCAATCTTGTCATGACTCAAGCAGAGTATGCTGCTTGGGGAGATGACGATACCTATGTTATCAACTGGGCATTGGCTAAATTAGGCTTTGTTGCACTACCTGTTTAAACTTAAAAACCAACTTATATGTCTATTAAAAAAATTGACCTGAACAAATGTCTTACCGACCTAGACGGTAACGAAATCAAAGAATCTAACATGGGCAAAATCGTAGCCCAGATGCTCGTATCTTCAAGCAAAGGTGATGCACTTAAGTACATGGCCTGGGCATTGAAAATGCATGCAGGAGAGTCTTTGGAATTGGATCCTTCTGATGTAGAAACCTTGAAGAACTTTATTAAGGACCATGACCAGCTCACGATTCTTTCTAAGGCTCAGATGTTAGAAGTACTTGCATAATTATGAGTGAATCTAGAATCCTTCTTGACGAGACAGAAAAAGCTGCTCTCCAAGACTTCCAAAAGAAAGTACACCAAGTCATTATTGACTTGGGTAAAGTAGAACTCCAGTTGTCTGATTTGCTCAATGTAAAAGAGCAGATTAAAGACGGCATGGCTCAAGTTGTTACTGAGCAAAACCAATTCTTTGGTGCACTAGAACAGAAGTATGGTAAAGGTCTAGTAGACCCACATACTTTTGAATACGTGCAACAATAATTTGGTAAATTAATTTTTTTAGGTATATTTGTATACCTACTTAATTCTACCAAATTAAGGCCCTCGATTTACCCCCAAGTACCTCCTTGGGGGTTTTTCTTTTACTTGATTTAATTTCATTAGTTATTATATTTGTATAAGTGTCTACTAGATATGCTATAGGTAATAACTTTTTAGGGAATTTAATATCTCTAGTTATACGCTATAAGCCCAAGTCTATACATTTAAATCGACACGATTTAAGCAGGTTAAAATTTACTTTACTTAGTAGCATTGACCCACAGATAAGACTAGACTCTACGGGAACTAAGATTATAGTTAAAACAGGAAATTCAATTAGAAATCCTAAGGACTTTGATTTATTTATAGAGACCTACATAGAGTCCAACTTATCCTTAAATAACTCAGTATCCTTAAACACAGTACTGTTCCAGAGCAACTATGCTCCGGGTGAGTACGTAGAAGAAGCAATAAGAAACTATGCTGAAGGAGAATTACAGAGTCAGGCTTTCCTAACTATAACTACACAAGGAACCTATGAAGAGGTTACTATAGAAAGCCAATCTGGCCCATCCTTTGTCTCCTTGAAGAGCCAAAGTAACGAATCTATCCAAACCCAAAGCTACCAACCTATAGAAATGCCTACATATACTTACGAGGCTAGAGTACCTATAAGCGACTCTTCAGGAAAAAGCCTAACAAGTAGCTTCTACAACAGAACTAATCTAATGCCTATTCTTGCTAAAGGAGCAGCAATAACATCATACACTAGAACCTATACTGCTTAAGTATAATTAAAAACTAAACTAAATGAGAATAACAGACTTTCCAGAGTTAATTGCTCCAACAGGTAACGACTTACTTGTAACAGTAGATATAGCTAACGACCTAACTAAGAAGGTAAAGCTAGACAACCTTCCTATCTCTCTTCCTGCTCTTACGGCTCTTGCTACCAAACAAGATTCACTTGTTTCGGGAACAAATATCAAGACGGTAAACTCAAATTCTTTATTGGGTTCGGGTGATGTCGCAGTTCAAGAAACTCTTGTAAGTGGAACGAATATCAAAACGCTTAACTCCGTTTCCTTACTTGGTAGTGGTGACATCGTGTTAGCGGCAACCCCAAGCGGTGTTGCAGGTGCGATTCAATTCAGCAATGGAAGTGCGTTTGCAAGTGATGCTACAAACTTCTTTTGGGATGATACCAATAATAGGTTGGGAGTTGGTACAAATGCACCAGCAAGCCAATTAGAAATTAAAGGAAATGACGATGCTAGTTTTCAAATTAGCGGTGGTATAGCAGGTCGTAGGGCATTATTTTCATATTTAAATGCGCCTTCTGTATTTGAATTTGATGTTTCTAATATTTTACGCATTAAAAACGGAAGTACTTATTCTTTGTATACAGATACTACTGGAAGTGTCGGCATAGGTACTCTTTCACCAACGGCACGACTACACGCCAAAGGCGGTGGCACTACATCTGCCACTACATCGCTTTTGGTGCAGAATAGTGCGGGGGCATTAGGATTGAGGGTTACAGACGATTTGGTAGTAACTACGGGAGGTACTTTTTTTAATATATGTAGCGGGGGGACTGTATCTTCATTTCGCCTTCAAAATGCGGGTAATCAATTCTTAATGGGAATTGACAATAACCACGATGTAACGTTTAATGGGTTTTACTCTCGGAGAGCCCCCGCTGGTTATGACTGTTCTTTTGATGACTCTGGAAATTATAGTGGTGTTGCAAGTTCATTAGTAACGATGACATCTACAACCCGTGGATTTCTACCACCACGAATGACAACAACCCAAAAGAACGCCATCGCATCACCTGCCACTGGTTTGATGGTAATGGACATAACTACATTGAAATTGTGTGTATATAATGGAAGTTCTTGGGTAGATTTGCATTAATGAATAAAGGTGGAATATATCGTTTGTATTGGGACAATAATAATTATTATTATTATGGTCAAGCCGTTGATTTGCAGCGTAGAAAAGGCACTCACAAAGAATCAGCGTCTAAAAACAAACATAGAAATCCAAAGATTCAAGCCATCGTAAACAAATACGGAATGTTCAAATTTGAAATTATTGTACATTGCAGAAATGAACATTTGGACTTTCTTGAACAAAGATATATTGATGAGCATTTTGGGAATCAATGGTGTTGTAATCTATGCCCAACCGCATCAAGTTCTAAGGGTAGAATATACACAGGTGCAGCATTAGAAGCAATTAGACAAGGTGCAAGGAATCGTGATTTATGGGGTGAAAAAAATGCCTTCTTTGGCAAAAAACATTCGGATGAAAGTAAGAATAAAATGGGTTTAAGTAAAATTGGCAAAAAATTCCCAAAATTAAGTCAAGCAAAAAAAGGAACAATTGTATCACAAGAAACAAAAAACAAGTTATCAAAAATTCGTTCTTATGGAGGTGCGCCAAAAGCAAAGATTGTTTTAGACACATATACTGGAGTTTACTATTCTTGCGCAAAAGAAGTAAGCGACTTGTATAACATAACACAATCAACATTGAGGTCAAGATTGAACGGACAAATGCCAAACACAACAAGATTTATTTATACATAAAAATATGAAACTTATACAAATTAACACCCCCGTAAATTTGACATCGGGATTAAGCATCCCAAGTGGATCGGTTGTTGTTATTGCCGAAGGATATTCGGATAACAAATCACAAAAAGACGGAATCATCCCCG